CGCTAGTGGGCTGAAACCTAGCATGTGTTACTCCTACGGTTTAGTGGGCCAAGTTACATTGCTGGGGAAACCAGCCTGACTTGTGACATCCCTTAGTGCTTGACGGTATGCAGCCATGTCAGATGACAGTGTGGTGTCGCTTAGAGCAAGATAGTCTGTTTCTGCGAGTAGGCTGTTGCGCTTTGCACGGATTTCATCAGAAAGCCTATCGTTTTCTCCAGCCGCCCACGCATTTTCTTCAGCTTGCCTCTGTGAAATCTCAGCGTCAGTCATATTTACCGTGACGCCGTTTTTAATCTTCTGCATCTAAGCGTCCTTCACTTTGTAAAAGTTAAACGTGCCAGAGGTAAAAGTTCCAGTGCTAGGGAACATCTTTACGCCGCTAATTCCACCAGTTGGTGATGACGAAAATGCACCATAACAACCAGATTGTGCGCTTTCAGTGCTGTAGCCATGATCTGTTCCATTGAAATTTGCTCTAATGTACGATGTGTTGAAAGTACCCCTATCAGCCGTAATACTAATATACGCATAACCAGAAACAGAGTTATTAGCATAAGGAGTTATAATATTCCACATTCTATCAACTTGGTTTTTTGCTAAGTTCGAAGACCCATTTTGAATAATTCTAGTGCCGTAATTATTTGCGGTGAGAGCAGCGTCATTGCCATCAAGAAATTGAGACTGGAAATAAGCTGACGTACTTGATCTAATCAAATCATTGAAAGTGAAAAAGTAAGTATCACCCGCAGTTAAGCCAGTGTATTCGACAACAGAAGTCGATGATAAAGTTGTCTTGCTCACAAACTCCAGCGCACCGCCACCACCGCCAGCCGCAGCGCCGTCGATCGTCACACTGCCGCTAGTAGCACTAATGTCATTCGTCTGATGATTGATCGTTAAGCTCATAGTTTATACCGCCGTTGATCCGTCCATGTCATCCTGAGCCATTACCCAAGCATAACACTTGTCGAGGAATGTTGAGCCTGATGCTGCTTCGATGTCAGTCAGGTTTGCGTTGTAGCGCAAGAATGCCACCTCACGAGTGTCATCATCAGGTGAGCTTGTAGCATATGCTGACAAGTCAATCATGACTGAAAACTTTGGATCAGTTCCACGCTGACGTGATACAGACGCTGTCACGATGCGGTAGTATGCGTTATTAAATGCAATGCCGTACTGACTTGCACCTTCTTCGATATTGTGTTGAATAGCCATTTGGTATCTCCTTTTAGGCGAATGTTAGTTCAGTAGTCTGGATCGTAGCGACCCAGCGAATAGTTTTTGCTGCGCCAGTTACTTCGATTTTCAGACAGCCAAGTGATGTATTCGCAGATAAAGCCATGCCCCAAGACGGTGCGTTGTTTAGGACAGTAGTGGCTGAGTTGACTAGCACAGTTGTGCCAGCAGAACCTTCTCTGCGAATTAAACCCTCAACCTTCCATGCCGCACATTCAGTTCCGCTTGATGCAGCTTCTCTGCCTACGATTGTGCCAGTGAAAGCGTAAGCACCGCCATTTGGTAAGACTATTTGATTGGCTGTGCTTGAGCTACTTTGGTTGTCTGTTTTTAACGTAGCTGTGGTTGCATCAGTTGTTTGCTCTGCAAGAATGTAAAGACCCGACTGGCTTGTTCCCTGCGTAGCTGTAATTTGATTGCCGTAGCCTCCAAATATAGCAGCACCTCGAATACCACGAGTTGTTCCATATCGACCGCCTAGTACAGTAGACCCAATATTATCAGCTAGATTGCTTGAGCCGCCAACAACCGTTGCATGATAACCTGATGCGACATTACTATTACCGCCTGAAACTGTTGAATAAGGGCTAGTCGCCTTAGCCTGATACCCCATAGCAATACTATTAGCGCCACTAGCGCCGTAAGTATTAGTATTGTTAGCTATAGCTGCTGCAAAACTTTCTGTACCAAAAGCACCAGCGTTTCCAAACGCCATAGAATAATTACCCTGAGCAAGAGCATTATAAGCAAAGGCTCCAGCCCTAGTTCCTATCGCATCTGTCTGTGTTCCTATTGAAAAACTTTCAGCGCCCTGTGCGTATGCGTTTTCACCTATGGCCACTGCATCACTTGCAGAAGCTCTAGCAGCTTCGCCCATAGCAATTGATCTGTTACCGACAGCCCCATAAGAAGTATTGCCGCCACCGTTGATTGCACAGAAAGCACCATCACCAGCGGCACTACCAACACCAAGAGCTATAGCACCAGAACCACCAGCATTAGACCCACTACCAATTGCAACGCCATTTGCACCACCAGCTAGAGGTGTCGTTGGGCTTGAAGCATTATCACGGTAAAGATCAGGATCTCCACCACCGCCTCCACCAATAGCTGTTCCATTTAGAAGAAGGTTAGTGCCATCTGATGAAAGGGTAATTGCACTACCTGATCCTGTGTTATCTAAATTAACTGAACCCATTAGTACGTTACCTCCGTAGTGTTGACCGTTGCCACCCACCTAATGGAGTGTGAAGCCTCTCCTGTTACCGTAATAGCAACAGCACCATTTGTTGTGTCTGCTGACAAAGCTATACTCCAGTTAGCTGCACCTGTGCTTTCACTAATCTTGTTTATGTTGTACGAGCCAAGGGTTGTTGAGGCTGCATTAGCTGCTCTAACTGCACCACCTTTAATTTCCCAAACAGCGAAGTCGTTTGTTTGCGCTGAGTTTTCACGAGCAATAACTGTACCTGTGAAGCCATAACAAGAGTTGTTGGGAAGGACGATTTGGTTTTCGTCATCGGGTGTATGTGAACCATAATAATCAGGCCCAGTAATTAATGGCGTCGCTGTAGCGTTTGTTGTTGCAACCCGCAAAACAAAGATGCCATGTTGACTATCGCCACTAGAACTAAATTTATGGCCTGATATAGCAACTTTACCAATTTTATCTGACAGAGATCCTGCGCCAATAGCTATAGAATTATAAAAAGTAGCTTGTGGGCCACTACCAGCGTACCCAGACCCAAGTGCAACAGAACTAGGACCAGTTGCATCTGACAAAAAACCTATTGAAACAGAGTTAGCACCAGAGGCAGTGCTTCTTGCAGCTAAAGCAACAGAGCCATTACCTGAAGCTTCGTTTCTATCGCCAATTGCTACTGCATCAGCCGCAGTAGCCTTAGCCTGAGAGCCAATAGCAATACTATTAGGACCAGTAGCGCCGTAGCTGCTGCTATTGGTTGCAATGGCTGCTGCGAAACTATCAGCCCCTGATGCTCTGGAATTTGCAAGGCCAACCGCATAATTTCCTGCTGAACGAGCATTTTGACCAAGTGCTACTCCACCGCTTGCCCCACTACTTGCTTCTGCTGAATAACCTACACCTATCGACGTTGAGCCATAGGCTCTTGAGTACGAACCCATACTAATCGATTGTGAACCGCTGGCGATTGCAGCATTTGAGCCGCTTGAGCCAAATGCAAAACTCAAAGCGCCACTAGCTACCGCCCCTGAACCAAGGGCTACCGCATTTGTACCACTCGCCGTTGGCGTTACAGCACTTGAAGCATTGTCACGATAGAGATCTGGGTCACCACCACCACCACCGCTCGCAGCCGCCCAAGAGGCAACCCCACTGCCGTTTGTGGTCAGTACATAATTAGCAGAGCCGTCAGCCGTTGGTAGGGTGTAAGCACTAGAAATTCTGACTGTCTGATCTGTGTGGCCTAGAGTAATTTGATCTGCGGCTGAAGAGGATGCTCCCTGACCAATTACTACGGCGTCTGTGTGACTAGCGGTGTTATCTTTGCCCAGTGTAACAGCCCCTGCGCCAGAGCTAGTGTTGTCCATGCCTAAACTCAAAGAGCCAGACCCACCTGAAGCAATGCTGCTTCTGCCAAACACAAAGTCTAAACCTGTAGTTTTTGTAAGGCCACCAATAGCTGTGCCTGAGTTACCTATTGCGCCATAAGAACTGCTATTTGTTCCAATTTGTGCAGCAAAAGTACCTATTCCACCAGCACGAGAGTTACCTATAGCTATAGCTTCTGTACCAGCGGTTGCTGCCTGATAACCTAATGCTGTCTG